TTATATCTACGTGTATATCAGGGAGATACAGAAGAAGGTCCCAGTAGTAATCCCTCGCAAGTTTGAGAATCACTTCACGCCTGGGAAGAATGTAAACGTCGAGGCTATCACTGACGAAACAGGAACATCCTATCGCTATGTTAAGTGAAGATGACATTACTTTAGATCCAGAATGGATTAAGGAACAGGTCAATAGACTTGCGGGATGGGAGTATCTAAACCGCTATGTAAGGCACCAGCTTGAAACACCAATGCGTCCACAGGAATTATGTGATAAAATTGGGGTATACAAAGGCTACATTCACGACATTACTAAATCAGCAAAGAAAAAAATAGATGCAAAATAAATCCACCTTTGAAGCCTTGACGTATGTCGATGCCTCTCCAGACATTACTGCGTTACGCAACGCATACGACCAGACTGTAAACGAACTGGAAGCTTATTTTGATTTGTGCCGTACTAGTTACGATGACCGCCGCAACTGGTGGCCAGGCAAAAGTCGTGATCACCGCAAGCACGGTGCAGATGCATTCCCTTGGGAGGGAGCATCAGACACAGAGAGTCACGTCATTGACGAACGCATTACACGGCTGGTGTCCTTGTTTATGTCTTCGCTGAATCGGTCTAACATCCGTGCCTACCCTGTAGAGTCCAGCGACATTGCTCGTGCAGAGATCGTATCGTCATTCCTCAAGTGGATGGTAACAAGCGGATACATCCCTCGCTACAAGCGTGAAATGGAACTAGGTGCCAATTATCTGCTAGAACGTGGAATGCTTATTACTTATGTAGGCTGGCACACAGAGGACCGTCAGTTCCTACAGAAGCTTACTCTTGAGCAGATCGCAGAGATGGACCCAAATATTTTCGGTGCAGTTCAGTCAGGTGAAAATGACGATGAACTAGTGTTTATGCTTCAGAACATCTTTGATGGTGTAACAGATAAGCGAGCAAAGAAAGCACTTAAGGACTTACGCAAGTTCGGGGAAGCGGAGCTTCCAACTGTACGCCGTCAGATTGACGCACCAGAGATTAAGACACTCGCACCAGACGGAGATTTCTTCTTTCCAGCGTACGTCACCGATCCACAGCGTGCACCTTATTGCTTCTGGAAGACTTACTATACAGCACAAGAACTTGAGAACAAGGTAGCTACCGCAGGATGGGACGCTGATTTTGTTGAATATATTATCGAGCACTACAGAGGTGTTAATATAGATAGCGTTGAAAGAGAACAGGAAGGCCGCCGCAGTACTAGCTTGACCGATAATGCCTACGAGGCACATGAACTAATAGAAATCGTGTATGCGTACCAGCGGTTGGTCGATCCTGACGATGGTTCAGAGGGTATCTACTGCACAGTATTCCACAAGGATTACGGCGGAGAGAACAATGAAGCACCTGCATACGCCAAGCGTGAGCTACTCAATGGCTACGAGGATTACCCAGTTGTAGTCACCAAGCTGTCAGAAGACAGCAAACGTCTATACGACACAACTACGGTCCCAGATATCCTTCGTGGTATCCAAAACCAAGTTAAGGTAGAGCGTGATTCTCGCATTGATCGCAACAGTTTATCTACGCTACCCCCTATCCTGCACCCAGTAGGTCAGGCACCAAGTGACTGGGGTCCTGGTCGTATGATTCCTTATCGCCGTAAAGGTGACCTGGACTTTGCACCTGTGCCTCCTGCACCTGTTGGCTCCATTGAGATTGAGCAGACCCTAGAGGGTTTAGCGGATCGCCTAGTCGGACTAGACGAAGACTCTCAGATCTCTAGTGTACGCAAGCAGTTCCTCGTGGATAAGTTCTTGCAGCACAATGCAGAGGTTATGCGTATGGCTTATCGTTGCTTCCAACGCTTTGGTCCAGACGAAGTGTTCTTCCGTGTAACTGGAGTCCCTGACCCACAAGTTATGGACCGAGGTGACCCTGATTCAAACTTTGATATTACTATCAACTACGATGTACTAAACACGGACCCTAAGTCCCAGGAAGTTAAGCTGGCTCAGATGACTCAACTAATTCAACTGGACCGCAATGGTCGCATCGACGTTGACAAATTGTTATCAGTACTAGCAAGTAGCATTGACCCAATCCTAGCGGACGCTGTACTTACTCCTGTAGAGGATGCACAGCAGCAAGTAGTCAAGGACGTTACAGATGACCTGACTAAGATCTACGCTGGTATTGAAATGCCCGCTCGTGCAAGCGGCGGACAGATTGCAATGCAAGTACTAGAGCAGTACGGTCAGCAGCCTGACATCCAGCAAAAGCTACAAGAGGACGAAGCCTTTGCGGGTCGCCTACAGAAGTACGCAGGTCAGTACCAATTCCAAATGCAACAAATGCAGAACGCTGAGATTGGCCGCATCGGTACAACTCCAGCACAGATGGGGGAAGTAGGAACCCAAGATATGGGACAATACTAATATGACTATTCAAGAAGACATTGAACATCTAAAGCGGCACGATTCGTTTAACCGCTTTATTGATCTAATCAAGCAGATGCGTGAAGAGTGCATCGCAGAAATGCACGAGGTGCCAACTGATAAGCTACAGCAGTTATCAGGTCGCATTTTAAGCTACGATCAGATTATGACAATGGCCAGCTGGGCAGAGACTTCATCCAGCGAATAATTTCATAGCATACATTTCGTATGCTATAATGCAAACATAGCTATCGCTCAGCGTTGAAGAGTGGAAATATATGAACAACGAAGTCACAACGGGAATCGCTGAACCTGAAAATACTACAGTGGAAAAGACAAATATCACAGCAGAGGATTTTGCGATCCAACGCTTAGGGCAGCCAACGCCTCAACCAGAAGAGCAAGAAGCTCCCGAGGTTGAAGAAGAGGTAGCCGACGAAATTGCTACTGAAGAAGTAGAAGGAGTAGAGGAATCAGACGAGAGTACTGAAGACGAAACTCCCGAAGCGGAAACAGAAGAGCAAGTTCTTTCTCAGATTGATTTAGATGACATGTCCGAAGTGGAACTGCGGGAACTAGCCGATAAGCTAGGCAGCCGTGCAGTAGCTCGCTTTGGAGAACTCACAGCTAAACGCAAGGCAGCAGAGGAAAAACTCCAACAACTGGAGTCCCAACTTTCTGCCGAGCAAAACAATCCGCTTAAACCAAAGCAAGAAATTACAAACAATCCGTTTGATAGCGTAGGGACTCTTGAGGACCTGCAATCAAAAGCTACGGATGCTAGTAATGTTATTGAATGGGCAGAGGACATTATGTTCAATGCAGACGGATATGAAGCTGATGATGTTGTCACGGAAGTAGAAGGTAAGGAGATGACTAAGGCTGATGTCCGCAATGCATTATTGCAGGCACGTAAGGCTCGTGACAAATTCCTTCCTGCTCGCTTGGTAGAGATCCAGAAGGTAGAGCAAAGCAACCAGATGCAGGAGCACCTAAGTGCTCAGGCTGAAGCTGAGCTACCCTGGATGAAAGGCGAGGACAACGATACACGGCGTGAGTACCAGGCCATTATGGGCGACCCTAGGGTCGAGACATTAATGACTAGCTTACCGTCTGACGTTAAAGCACAGATGCCGTACCTGTTAGCGCACGCCGCTAATAGTATCTACGGTCGGAAAGAAGTAAAAAGCGTTAAGTCTAAAGTAAGACTTAACCCATCGAATACTTCTACTCCTAGTGCAGCAGGCTCAGATAAGCCTTCTAACCGTGCTAATAAATCAATCAAGAACTTGAGTACTCAGTTTAAGCAATCAGGTGATAAGAGTGACTTCATTACTCTCCGAACACTTCAATTACAAAACAAATAAATTAAATTCTAATATAAAATATTATGGCATTCTCAAATACATTCGACACCACTAATCCTGGTTCCGCTGTTTCCAATCGTGAAGACCTCACAGATGTACTTACCATCTTGGCTCCCGAAGAAACTCCTGTCCTTTCATCCGCTTCTAAGAAACGCTCCAGTGCTACATTCACTGAGTGGACCGTAGACGCTCTTTCTGCTCCTAGCATTGCTGGTGTAGACGAAGGTGCAGATGTTACTACATTTACCGATCAGTTCGCTGGCCGTGCTCGTCTTGGTAACTACGTCCAAAAATTCCGCCGCAACTTCCAGGTCTCCGACTTGCAAGAAGCTGTTGAGTCCGTTGGTCCAGCTAAGATTGCACAAGCTGAAGCTAAAGCAATTCGTGAGCTTAAGCGTGACGTTGAAGCTACATTGATCGGTACACAAGATCGCAGCATCGAAGATGGTGCTGGTACACCTTACGGCCTTCGTGGTCTTGGTGACTGGATCGACTCTGCTGGTCCTACTGACGTTCCTGCGAACTTCCGTACCCCTGCTGCTTCTATCTACGACATTAGCACTTCTGGTGCCTTTGGTGAAGAAGCTCTTAACAACATGATCTCTTCGATCTACCGTCAAACTGGTAGCACCAACAAACTTATGCTTGTTGCTGACACTGGTCTTCGTCGTACTATCGCTGACTTCGCTCGTGTTTCTGCTGGCGCAACTGAAAGCATCCGTGCAGTAAACTACGATGGTAACAAGGCTGAGATCAAACTCTCGGTTGAGCTTTACCAAAGTGATCACGGCATCGTATCTATCGTCAACATGAACCCAGACACTGCTCCTGCAACTCTTGCTGGCGGTTCGGACTTCAATGACGGTTACCTCCTCAACCCTGACTACTACGGTGTACACGAACTGATCCCTATGGGTTCGACTCGTCTACCTAATCTTGGTGGCGGCGAACGTGGATTCTGCGATTGCACATTGACCCTCGGTGTTTACCACCCACAGGCTCACGGTAAGATTACTCAGTAATCCTGCTTGATTTTTCAGGGAGGGGTTGGTATAATCCCAGCCTCTCCCTTTTTTTACTTTTAATTTTTAATATGAATATTACAAATAACGGCCCTACTTACTCTGATGCAGAACTTGATCAGGCTTTTATGGATGAAATCAAAAATGGATTTCAACTTGAAAAGCAAACGGAAGCATCTCGTGTAGATCAAGCTCGCAAAGAAGCTACTCAAGAACGAGGCAAGGTGCACCCAGTACTGGGACGTTGCGTTGCAACAATTCCGCACCGTGAGTACTTTAGACTTATTAAAAAATACGGACAAGACACAGTGCACTCCAAGGAGTTCCTGCAATATTTCCAAAAGAATTTCTCGGACCTTACACCTAACAAACTATAATATATTATGGCCAATTATCCTACTATCACGTATCAAAACCTAGAAGAACGCTTTAAATCCATTGCTGGACTAGCTTCACTAGAAACAACTGACGCATCATTTCTACGGCAAGCAGTTAATCGCCGTGTTCGCACAGCGTTTGAACGCTACCCTTGGCCTGACTTTACCGTAATTGGAGAATCCATTGCACTGGCAACAGGAGACGACAATACAATTCAAACATATGGAACTGGGAAAGACCTAGCTAATGATTCCAATGTAGTGTTTCGGATTCACAAAACTGATCCAACAGATACTCGTTACCCAGAAGAATACACATATGTTTCAACTTTAAACTCTGGAGGTTATCCATCAGTAAAAATTATTAGCCCGACAGTTCTTGACGCTATTAGCGTATACGCAACTTATCGTAAGGACCTTGAAGCGGTTATTGCTGACGGCGGTACTTATTCATCGGGCAGCTACGGCGACGAAGCCAATGATAATCCAAACATCCCATATCAGTTCTTTGAGTACTGCGCTTTCGGTGCTTACGCAGATTTCCTACGTGGTGATGGACAGACTGACAAAGCTCAAGTAGAGGATCAAAATTCTGAAATCATTCTTGTTTCTGAAATTGATAAGGTACGTAATCAAAGCCGTCAGTTTCGTCACGATGTATTGCAGTATCGCCCACAGACTCAGTTCGCTCGTCACAACGTGCAAGCGGGTGGAACAGCATTGAACAAGCCAGAAACACTACTGAACAATAACGTACAGTAATGCCATCTAACGCTACATTTCTTGAGGTTAAAAATGCTTTTCAGTCCATTGCTGGGCTGGAAAGCTTAACCGCCGCTGACGAGTTCTTCTTGACGAGTTCGTTAAATCGTGCGGTCTACCGTGCCTACAATGAATCAGATAGCTGGCCACGTTACTTAGTTGTAGGTGAATCCAGATTGATTCTAACAGACCCAGCGGCAACGGTTCCATACGTAGAAGCAGCCAAAGAAACTATTGGTGAGTTCTTACGTATTCATAGAACCCAGCCATTTCTAAGGAACTCTGTTGTAGAGTTTGAGTTCTATGTAGATTCCACTGGAGCACATATACTTAACTTAATTACATCGGATAGCACTTCGGTATTTGTAACTTACAAGAAAGAACTACAAACGAACTTTACTCCAGACAGTACAGATATCCCAGGAGAGTTTGTTGATTATATTATCTACACTGCCCTATCCGATTTTTATACTGGAGATGGTCAAACTGATAAAGCAGCTATGGCTGCTGCTCAAGCTAAATTAATGCTTGATATAGAACTACTTAGGCTAGATAAAAAAGCCAACAACAATACAATTAATAAAAAGTTTTCAACTTACGTAAATCGTCAATCCAGATAGCATCTGTGCTATAATACAATTATGAGTTCATCAAGAAACAATACCTTAGAATTTTCCTCAGTTGGATCAGAAGTACTTGACGCTGGGGACTCCGTAACAGCTAAACGCTACGGAGCAATTCAGTTAGTCACTGACACTAACTTTTCCGTCCTTACTGCAAATAATGTTGATCAGTCCTCGGCTGTATTAACAGGTGTAGGTATTGGTGCAGGCACAATTCTTTACGGTCAGTTCAGCGCAGTTGCTGTAACGAGCGGTCTAGTAATCTGCCACAAGTACTAATATGTACCTTAGCCTAAAGGGTTCCCTAGGTCATACTCCAATTACAGACAGAGTAGGCGAAGGCCCTCTTCAGATTGCTGAAGGGGCTGCGGCTGCGTATAGTTTGCGCAACCTAGGATCGGACAGCCCTTCGGTTGTCCGTGTTCGACGTGAGAGCGACAATAACGAACGGGACTTTACGGCTCAGGACATTAGCACTTCGGTTCTAACGAACTGGGTAAACCAGCAGATTACACCGCCCCTTGACCTACGTGAGCTTACAGCTACGGGTCGTGACGGCCCTATCATTGAGGCAGCAGCGGCTTACTCCCTGCGTAACCTTAGTGACTCCTATACGGGTAGCGTAGTCGAGGTTCGTCGTAATACTGACGGAGCCTTAAAGGACTTCAAAGCTTCCGAGGTAACAGAT